ATCACTAGCATATAAGCTCCAGGCAATGAGCAACCTTGCACTGACCTTTGACAGAAAGATAGAGAAGAGCTTGAGAAAGCGATATAAAATCTTTTGCACCTTAGCGACAAATGTACATGATCCATTAGCTTATCAAGATATCGAGATAAAGACGACTAGAAATATACCAGTCAACACTCAGAACGAGGCACAGATTGCATCAACATTGCAAGGTGTCGTATCAAAAGAAACTCAGCTGAGCGTACTGTCAATCGTTCCAGATGTTAGGCGAGAGATCGAGAAGATGGAAGAAGAAGAGGAAGAGACAAGAAAGAAACTATCAGCAGTAGACATGCTCTTTGCTGACGAAAATAAGCCAAGCGAGAGCGAATAAAGGATAAAGCAGAATCATGACGAGGAGTAAAAGGAAACGCAATCCAAGTGCAGAATATTGGCGAGAACGAGAGACTGAGGCTATAAGACATAGAATCAAGGACGAGCAAGCATATTTCAAAGAGGTGAAAAGAGTTTTTGATAATGCGTCCGTCAACATCGACAAGGAAATAAAAGCCTTTTATATGCGATATGCAAGCAAAGAGGGAATAACACTTGCCGAGGCTAAGAAAAGAGCCTCACAGATGGATATAGAGGCTTTTAGCAATAAGGCAAAACGATATGTCAAGACTAAGGACTTTTCGAACCAAGCCAACGAGGAGCTGAGACTCTACAATCTCACCATGAAGATTAATAGGCTGGAGCTACTCAAGGCAAATATCGGACTAGATCTTGTCGATGCGTATCAAGATTTAGAGGACATCACACGCAAGGCAATGACAGAGCGAACTAGAGAGGAGCTCAAAAGACAGTCTGGAATACTAGGTGAAAGCATCAACGATAGCAGAAAAGCCGTTGAAGACATCGTCGGACAATCGTTTTATAACGCTACATTCTCCGACAGAATATGGCACAATCAGACCTTGCTCAAGTCACAGCTTGACACTCTGATATCAACAGGACTGATACAAGGGCGAAACCCTAAAGCACTAGCTGGAGAACTTCAAAAGGTTTTCGGAACATCAAGATACAATGCAGAGCGACTGCTCATCACTGAGCTGGCAAGGGTGCAGACACAGTCACAGCAAAATGCATATGAACAATGTGGGTATGACGAGTATCAGTTCATCACCATAGGAGCTGGTGCTTGCCCTATTTGCAAACCGATGAACGGAAAGACGTTCAAGGTTAGGGATATGCTAGTAGGTGAGAATGCTCCGCCTCTTCATCCTAACTGTAGGTGTAGTACTAGTGCAGCAATGCCAGCCTACGAGGCATGGGTAGATAGTGGAGCGGCAAAGAACGGAGTTATGTTTGATGATTTTAAGTCTTTGTTTACTGCTGGTAAGGGGAAAATTGCTTATGATGACAACTATAAAATAAACGGGAAGGAAAATAAAGCGGAAATTGAGGCTGCAAAATGGCTATCACGAGTCTTTGGTGGAGACATTACTCTTTTAACTAATTACTATGACAAGATTTGTCCGGACTATCTTTGGAATGGACGACTTTGGGATTTAAAGTCACCTAAAACAACAAAAGGAATTGACAAATTAGTACAGCATGGACTTAGACAGATAGCGCTGTTTCCTGGAGGTGTTTTAGTTGACTGTAGTCATATAGGTATTGATACTAGCGAGGCAATAAACATTGCGTTCCATCGATTAGAGAGAAGCGGTAAAGATAAAAATACAAAAATTATTATAAAAAATGGCGAAGAAGTTTTTGCCATTTTACGACCCCAATAAAAAAGAGAGCGACTCGCTCCCCAACCTAAAGGGGTCGGGGGGTCGCCCTCTAAAACCTATGTTTTATATTTATATATATACTCCATTGGTTTTTAAAAGTCAAGCAAAATCATGGTGAAAGTCATCTAACGGTTAAGATATTGGATTGTGACTCCAAGTATGCCAGTTCGACTCTGGTCTTTCACCCCAAATTAACTAAAGGACAAAAGGAGATAATGATAAAAATAACGAATAGCAAGGACAGAATATCCGTTGAGGGTCACGCAGACTACGGACCATACGGACAAGATATCGTTTGTAGTGCCATATCGACACTCTTACAGACTTATATTGAGTCGGTGACGAATCTGTCAAGCGATGAAATAAAACACAGCATAGGCGAAGGGAGAGCCTTCGTCGAGCATAAGGCTTTATCAGTACAAGGAAAGGTACTGAGAGAGTCTTTTTTTATAGGCATAAACGGAGTGGCAACAGCCTACCCCGATAATGTACAAATAATCAATTCTATAACAGCGGATGACATGGGGGAATATGATTCCAATGTGTTGGACGAAAGGGGAAAAGAACATGGAAGTTATTAAAAAGTGGAAACTACAGTTGTTTGCTGATGGCGACGATGCTGGGACCGAGGGTAATGGCACAGAGCCAGCAGAACCAAACAAAGAGGGAAATAACGGAGGAGAGCAGAGCAATGGCTTTGACGACTTCCTAAAGGACCCTAAGAATCAAGCAGAGTTTGACCGCAGAATCGAGAAAGCAATCAAGACAAGAGAGTCCAAGCTAGAGGACAAGTACAAAGAGGACTTGAAGAAGGCTCAGACCGAGGCGGAAAAGCTAGCTAAGATGAACGCAGAGCAGAAGAAGGACTACGAGCTAGAGCAGATGCGTGAGGAAAACGCAAGGCTAAAAGCACAGTCAGAGATGATGGAGCTGAGGAATACAGCTTCTACTCTACTATCTGAGGCTGGCATTGAGGCAAATAAGGACATGCTAGATCTAGTAGTCAATGGCGATGCAGAAAAGACAAAGGGCAACATTGAGAAACTTGTTAGCATTGTTGAAAAGGAACTCAAGGCTGCAGAGGTAAAGCGAGCAACTGGTAGAACGCCAAACAACTTTAATAACAATAACGGCAATCTCAGTCCACTTGAGCAGAAGATTGCTAAGTATAAGAAATCGTAATACGAAAGCAAGAAAGGGTATTTAGAAATGGAAAAGAGAAGATTTGACCTACAGCTATTTGCACAGGGCGAGAATAACGGAAGAGGAATCGCAGTATACGGAAGAGAGTTCAAGGAACTCCTTGAGGCGATATTCGGTGTCGAGGCATACTTTGCGGACTTCTTTGTTGGTGACACAATCGAGGCACTAGACGGAGTAGCTAACAACAAGGTAGCTTTTACAGTAAAGACCTCAGACATTCCAGTAGTAGTCGGTACATACAGCAAGGACCCAGCTACAGGCTTTGGTGCTGGCACAGGAAAGACATCAAGATTCGGTGAGAGAAAAGAGATCACTTACACAGACGTAGATGTGCCTTACACATGGACATGGGCAATCCACGAAGGACTTGACAGAGCGACAGTAAACGCAGACATGGACACAGCAGTAGCTGACAGACTAGAGCTACAGGCACAGGCTAAGGTTGGACAGTTTAACGCACATCACGGAAAGTTCATCTCAGACAATGCTGGCAAGACAATCGCTGGTGGCGTATCCGTAACAAAGGACAATGTTGGTGAGATATTCTCCCAGCTATCAGCTCACTTCACAAACGCAAAGGTTCGCAACGGACTTGTGAAGATTGCAAAGGTAAGATCAGATGTGTATAACGCAATCATCGACAGCGGACTTGCTACAAGTGCGAAGGGTTCCTCTGTAAACATTGACGACAATGCTGTGCTAAAGTTCAAGGGATTCTATGTAACAGAAGTTCCAGCTGACCTATTCCAGACAAAGGAAGTAGTATATGCTTATGTTCAGCACTGCGGTAAGGCATTCACAGGAATCAACACAGTAAGAACAATCGAGTCCGAGGACTTCAACGGACTAGCACTACAGGGAGCTGGAAGTGCTGGTGAGTATGTTCCAGCTGATAATAAGAAGGCAATCGCAAAGGTGACTGTTACTGGAGTATAAGCCTTTAGAGAGTAGGCAAAGCCTAAAAGGGGGAAATAAAGGGAAGGACAACTAAGTCCTTCTCTTTTGTTTTATGTAACAAGGAGGAATAATCACTATGTATAGAGTATTAGAGCATTTTCATGACCTACAGGACTTCACAACAGATAAAAAGGGCGAGAGAACCTATCATGCGTACAACGAGGGCGATACATATCCTAGAGATGGATACGAGCCAGCAGAGTGGAGAATCGACGAGCTGATGGGTGGAGATAACCCACTAAGAAACCCTCTAATCGAGGAAGTGGACGACGATTCAGAGGTAACAGAGGCAACTAATGGAGCAGAGGTAACTGAGGAAGGCGAAGGCGAGGAGTAATGTATTTAGATAGTATCAAGGCACTGCTAGGGCTAGTAGGTGATAGGCACGAAAGCATCCTAAGTCAGATTGTATATTTGACCGAGAATAGACTCAAGTTCATGCTATCAAGCGACGAAGTGCCTCAAGAACTATCATACATTGTCATTGAGGTATCCGTCGCAAGGTTTAACCGCATCGGTTCGGAAGGATTAACATCGCACAATGTTGAGGGCGAGCAGATGACATGGAGCAATGACGATTTTAAGCCATACGAAAAGGACATCGCTTTGTATCTCAAGAATAAAGATAAAAGCACTCAAGGAAGGGTGAGGTTCATATGAGGTACGATAAGGTAATCTTCCCATGTGAAGAGGAGAGAGGCCTTTACGACGAATATACGGGCGACTATGATGCTCCAGGCGATACATATAACGAGCCTATCATTGCATCGGTTTGTGATGCATCAGATGAGGTCGTAAAACTAGTGTATGGCGAAATAAGAGAGGGCGTGCTGATGATACACGTACCAACCAATGACGTCGGTATCAAAACGGACTACATTCTGTACAAAGGTAAGAAGTACCGTATAGATAAAAGGCGAAATTTGAGGTTCAAGACGACTTTTATCGTCTCGGAGGTGCATTGATATGTCAATCAAGATAAGTGGAGCAGACGCCTTGTCTGAGGCTTTAAAGCACGCACAGAAGATGGTAGATGTCAAGGCTTGCATTAGTAAGCATGGTGCAGACCTTAACAAGGTCATGGTCGAAAAAGCACCCGTAAAGACTGGCTTTTTGCGTAGGAGCATCAAGCTAAGCAAGGGGGACAATGGCATGAGCGTGACAGTCGAGCCAACAGCAGAGTACGCACCATACCTAGAGTACGGCACCAGGTTCATGAAAGAGCATCCGTTCGTTAAGCCAGCTCTTGAAAAGGTTAAACCAAAGTTCATAAGGGATGTGAAAAAAATCATGAAAGGCTAGGTGGAAATGAGAAGAGACCCACAGCAAGAAATATTTGCTAAAGTCCGCAAAGAGCTAGAAAAACGCTTCGGAATACTAGTATTTGATACGGTCATTCCATCTGTAGAGGTTGAGTATCCATTCATCGTGATTGCTGGTACCACGCAGACGGACACGCAGAATAAAACTGCACTATTCGGCACGGTGGCACTGACTATTCATGTATGGTTCAACAACATGCTTAAGAGAGGCACATTCTCAACGATGCTACTTGATGTCAAGGACATCGTAAGAGGGATAGAGACGACAGAGAATCGCTCATGGAATCTAGTAGAGACAAATCAAACAATCATGGAGGACGACACGACCGCTCATGCATTGTTGCACGGGATACTAGAGTTCACATGGACATTTAGCTAGAGGCACAAATAAGAAAGTAATTAACACAACAATTAGTTAGGAGGAATAGACATGGCACAGTCAACTATGACAGCTATAGCTGGAAAGAAGATAGTATACCTTTACAGAATACTATCAAAGGCGGCAACCGAGAAGGGTGCAGCGATTGCGTTCGTAACCGAGAATGGTCGCTCAAAGTCAAAGGATGCTGACTCAACAGCAACAAAAGACGGAAAGATTAGAACACCAGGGGTCGCTGAGACAGAAATCACTTGTACATCAATCCTTGCAAAGGGTGACAAGCTACTCAAATCACTTGAGGACGCACTAGACAACGATGAAATCGTTGAGATTTGGGAGGCTAACCTTGAAGAGGCTGGTACTGGTGCGAACAAGTATGCGGGCAGATATTTTCAGGGCTACCTCACAAACTTCGAGATCAAGTCAGGAGCTGAGGATATGGTCGAAGTATCGCTCACATTCGGCATCAATGGTTCGGGCGTTCGTGGAGATGTAACAGTGACAACTGAACAGCAGTCCGTTGCGTCCTATATCTTCAAGGACACAACAGCTGGAGCGTAGAGGAAGAGTAAGGGCGGTTTGAATACCGCCTTTTTTTGTACAAATAATCATATCTATTGATTGAGAGAGGAAAAGAAAATGAACACAATGGAGCTTGAAATCAACGGAAAAACCTATTCTTTTAAGTTTGGAATGGGTTTTTTGCTTGAAATAAATAAAACCTATGAGGTTGAATCAGCCGGAACTAAGAATAAGGAAAAGGCGGGACTTGCGTTTAATGTCAGCGGAATACTTGACAAGAACCCAGAGGCCTTGCTCACAATCCTGGAGATTGCAAACAAGACTGAAACCCCTAGAATCAGCAAGAACGAAATCATGGCATATATAGAAAGTGAAGACACAGACATCGACGGACTATTTGCAGAGGTGCTTGATTTTTTATCGAAAGCCAACTGTACCAAGAGCATGACTCTGAAGATACAGAAGGCAGCGAAAGAGGCAGAGGAAGAAGAGAAGGCACTCAAGCAGAGACAGAAGGAACTCATGGGAATGCTCAGTCAATAGAGGAAATCTACGAGGCGATTGCAATAGACTGCTTTAGGTTCTTCGGCTTTAAACGAATTGAGGAAGTAAATACTCTTACATTTCCCGAGTATCAGCTACTAGTCAAGGCTCACAATCTCAAGCAAGTAGATGAGCAGTACAAACTACACTGGCAAGCTTATTTGAACTTTGCTGCATCAGCGAAAAAGAAAGCTGGTAAAGACAGAATCAAGCCTGTGTTTGCAAGATTTGACACGTTCTTTGACTACGAGGCAGAGCTAGATAAGGCAAGGGGAATCAAGAGAGATAACGACAGACTGATTGCGATTGGAAAAATAATGAAACAAGGAAAGGGGGAGACACATGGCTGATTATTCGGTAAAGGCGATACTATCGGCAGTAGATAAAAACTTTACTAGCACATTCGCAAAGGCAGACAAGACTGTTAGTGGTTTTCAATCAAAGCTTGCTAGTGGCTTTGCTTTTGGTGTGTTTGCTGGTGTCGGACAGTCGGCTTTTAACAAAGTGACCCGCTCCATCAGTGGCATGAAGGACGAGCTTGTTGAATCATCAAGGGCATGGCAGAACTTTGAATCTAACATGGCGATGAATGGGCACACAAAGAAAGAGATTGCAGAGACACGAAAAGAGCTACAGAAATATGCAGAGCAGACCATATACAGCTCATCAGATATGGCGAGCACATTCGCTCAGTTTGATGCAGTAGGCGTCAAAGGCTCAAAAGACCTTGTAAGGGCATTTGGTGGAATTGCTGCTGCATCAGAAAACCCACGACAAGCGATGAAAACGCTATCCGTTCAAGGCGTTCAGATGGCAGCTAAGCCTTATGTATCATGGATGGACTTCAAGCTAATGTTAGAGCAGACACCAGCGGGAATCGCTAAGGTCGCTAAGACGATGGGCATGACAACATCTGAGCTTATTGCGAATGTACAAGCTGGTAAGGTTAAAACTGAGGACTTCTTCGAGGCCATCAAAAAGACTGCTGGTGCTGGAAGTGATCTCCAAAAGATGGCGACACAGTACAAGGATATCGGACAAGCTCTTGACGGACTAAAGGAGACAATATCAAACAAGTTACAGCCCGCATTCATGGCCTTTAATGCTAAGGGAATTAAGGTCGTAACAACGGCTACAAACGAGTTATCGGACGCAATCGACAGATTGACCGAGGCGTTTGAAAAAAACGGTCTGAGCGGAGTTTTGAGCGAGCTGGCGTCATCAGCTGGCAAGCTACCAGCTCCACTAAGAGAGATAGCCTCAGTAGGTGGAGCAATGGCTGGCATTTTTGTAGGCCGTAAGATATTTAACCCTCAAACTTTTGGACTAGTAAGCGACGGAATCGGACTTGTAAATCATGGCATCAAATCTATACCGGCTGGACTAGATAAGGCAACAGAGGGCCTATTCAAACTGCAGACCATCACAGGTCGTTTTGATATTGGATCAAGAGGTAATCGTATTTGGAAGAGCATATACTTACCATTCGAAAAGGCCTCAGCGATGTCATTTGGTGTACTAGATCGAATGGGCAGCATGTTGCCAAACAGGGTTACGGCCATAGGTGGACGATTAGGCGGTGCATTTGGAACAGTAGGCGGTAAAGTAACTAGTGGACTTACTAAGATGATGGGACTAGGATTGAGGCTTATCCTTCCCGCTGCGTTAATTGCGACAGCAATCGCTGGACTAGGTGTGCTAGCCAATGCGTATGGCGACAAAATCAACGACATGATAAAGATAGCCGTTGAGAAAGGTCCGGAAGTAATAGCAAACTTTACAAAGAGTGTTACTAGCAAACTACCCGATCTAATCAACAGCGGGTCACAACTACTGATTAACTTTTTGAATGGAATAGCTCAATTACTTCCTAACGTGCTAGAGAGTGCTTTTACAATCATTGAAACACTTGTCAATGGATTATCAGCGAACGCACCAAGCATCATCACAAGTGCGGTTGAAGTGCTATCAAAGTTCATCATGGGTATCGCTGAGCATCTACCTGATCTAATCGTTACAGGCATGAACTTGCTTGCCTCACTTGCGAAAGGCATTGCTCAGAACTTCCCACAGATAGCTGAGACCGCATTCAACGCATTGATGAAATTTGTTGATGGAATCATTGAGAACTTACCACAGATACTACAGGCAGCAGCGCAGATTGTGTTGTCGCTCATTGGTGGATTTATAGCTGCGTTCCCTACCATCGTTCAAAAGGGTGTCGAGCTCATCGGCAAGCTAGTTAGCGGAATTGTACAAGCTATACCACAAGTATTCAATGCAATTCTAGGACTAGGTAAGGGAATTGTTGACAGAATCTCTAAGATTGACCTAAAGAGCATAGGAAAGGCTATCATCCACGGATTTTTGGGAGGCCTTACAGCTGGCTTTGAAAAGGTGAAGAATTTTGTCGGAGGAATTGCCGGTTGGATAAAGAAACATAAGGGCCCTATCGAATACGATAAGAGACTTCTCATTCCGGCCGGTAACGCAATCATGAGCGGACTTGATAAGGGACTAGCCTCTTCGTTTTCAAAAGTAAAGAGGACTGTTGACGGAATGGGTTCAAGCATTGCTGATAGCTTTGGAATTGGCAGACAGATGAGCTTTGCTGGTATTCCGACAGCTAGTCTATCAAGCGAGTACGACTATGATGCAGTAGCAAGGTACACAGTGATCGTTCCAGTCGAACTAGATGGCAAGGAAATCGCAAAGGCAACCGCAGACCCTATGCGTGAAGAATTAAGCAAGAGAGAGAAGAGAGAGGGAAGGAGACACGGACATGTATAGCTTTATAGATGTGACCGAAAAGGGTAGCACAATGCTACCCTCTGAGGCTTTGCGAATCAATGGCGAATATATAGAGAATCTTGTCAAAGGCTATAAGACGCTCAATGTAAAGGGTAGAGAGATACTGCTAGCAGACATAGAGGAATATTCAACGGGTGGATCTGATGGCACTAATATGCGAAGACGAAAGTATCCAGCAAGAGTCATTACAGTGACCTTCCAGCTCATAGCAGAAACTAACGAGGAATATCGAAGAGCGTTCGAGAAACTCAACGCAGTTTTAAATGTTGAAGATGCTCAGCTCATTTTTGACGACGAAAAAGACAGATACTACATCGGCACTCCATCAAGCTATGAAGATATAGATCCTGGAAGAAATGCAGTCGTAGGAAAATTCTCCATAAAGTGCTTTGACCCGTTCAAGTACGCACTCACCGAAAAGGTTATCACTGCAAATAAAGACAAGGTTTTTGAATTTAACTATGGCGGTACTTATCCAGCACACCCACATTTTGAGGTATCTTTACCAGAATCATCATGTGGATATATGGCATTTGTCAACCAAGACGGCAAGATTATTCAGCTAGGTAATCCATCAGAGATTGACGGAATAGCATTACCACCCTCTGAAAGACTAATCGACATATCAAGATATACCAATCCATTCAAGGTAAGTGAGTGGAAGATTAACGAGAAGAATCTACCATCACTACACGGAATGGTATCTATTGATGGGACACTAGATACAGCCACAGATAAGGTGCAAGCCAAGACTTACGGAAATGGAGCAAATTTCCACGGACCATCAATAACAAAGATGGTTAAGGCCGATAAGAGCGGACATGTCGGAGCGATGAATTTTAGATGCACGTTCTCGCACAAGTTTTGTTTGTCAAAGGGCGTCATTAACCAGCAAGGTGCGTTCAATGTGCTCTTTTGCCACAATACTGGTACAGAGCGACATCTTGTTACGGCTTTTGCGATTGAAACCTACGAGACACCTAGAATCGCACTAACAAGGATATTTGAGGCAGATGACGGCATTTCCACGTATGGACCCGATGTTCCAATAGATTGGGACAATCTAAAGACTGGAGCCCCTGAGCATGCGTCAAATACATGCATGGTAACTAAGGTGGGCGAAGTGGTAACCTTTAATATCTATGGTACAAAGAAATCAATCACCATTAGGGAAAAAGATAATCGAGAAGTGAACGAAATTAGCGTCATTTTTGCCTCTTATGGTAATAAGCCAGCTCTAGGACTAAATATGCTGTATGATCTAACCTTTATAAAAGACCATACGACGACATTTATTGATATACCTAACAAGTTTTCACAAGGTGACAACATCAAAGTCAATGGAGATGAGGGCCGTATCATAGTCAACAATCTTGAGGCGATTGAGTATGGAGCGATAGGCAATAATTGGGAAGGCTTTAAGCTAACTCAAGGAGCAAATCGTATCAATGTAGCAATGTCAGACTGGACCAAGAATGCACAGCTAAAACTAAAGTATAGAGAGAGGTACATATAGTGATAATCTATTTTGCAGATAAAAAACTAAATATACTAGGTATGGCCTCTACCAAACTGTCTAAAGGCTTTAAAATCACCGATGACAGCAAGGTTCAAGATGTAGACACAGGAATTGCCACCTTAGACTTTAAAATCGTTTATACAAGCGAAAATAAGGCTCTACTAGAACAAATGACAATGACTGGCAATCAGCTTTTATGCTCAAGGGATGGTAAAGACGAGGTATACACCATCATTGACACAGTGGAAGACTCCAAGAACCAGGATATAGAAGTGTATGCGGAAGATGCGGGACTTGATTTGCTCAATGAGATTGCGGGACCTTTTGAATCTGAAGAGGCAAAGTCTATTAGCTGGTACATTGAAAAGTGGACAAAAGACAGTGGTTTTGAAATCGGAATCAACGAGATCTCAGACCACTCCAGGAAACTGAGCTGGGACGGAGAGGCGACTGTCACCGAAAGGCTTGCTAGTGTATCAAAGCAGTTTGACGCAGAGGTATCATATAGCTTTGATATAAAAGGCTTAACAGTGGCACACAAGTACATCAATATCCACAAACGCAGAGGAAAGGATGTAAAAGAGGAGCTGAGACTCAATAGGGACATAGATCGTATCGTTGTGAAGAAGTCTATATCAAATCTTGCAACAGCTCTAATCGTCAAGGGTGGAACTCCAGAGGGAAAGGAAGAACCAATCACTCTAAAAGGCTATGTATATGACGATGGCGATTTTTATGTTGATGCAGACGGAAGGCTATGCTCAAGAACTGCACTTGCTAAGTGGGGAAGAATCAGCGAGATCACATCGGAGGACGGACTAAAGAAGACACAGACATTCAAGCACATCACAAAGACATATAGCTATGACACAGTGGTGCAGAAGACACTTTGTAACCACGCAATCGGCAAGCTAAAGAAGATTAGAGATATTGAGGAAAACTACGAGATTGACATCAATAGACTTCCTGAAAATATTGCAATAGGTGATAGAATCAACATCATTGACGAGGCTGGAAAGCTCTATCTATCGGCTAGGCTGCTCAAGCTAGAGGAATCTATCGACGACGGTATGCAGAAAGCCACTCTAGGCGAGTATCTCATACAAGATAGTGGAATCTATCAGTCAATCGTTGACCTTGCAAGCGAGCTCAAGGCTCTTCCACGACCTAAGCCTCTATATACATGGATTGCGTATGCTGATGATAATCATGGAAATGGAATATCAACCTCTGCAGATGGCAAGGCATATCTAGGCATTAGTAACGGACGAGCAAGTGAGACTGTTGACCTAACCAAGCCTGAGCTCTTTACATGGAGCAAAGTCAAAGGTGAAGACGGAAGACAAGGCGAGAAAGGCCCTCAAGGAGAACCAGGAGCAATAGGTAAGTCAGCCTATACATGGATAGCTTACGCAAGTGATGACAAAGGCTCAAACTTTGCACACACGTACTCAAGCATTCACACATGGACAGGAATTGCACTAGGCAAGGAAAGCGAGGTCCCTTCAAGTGACTACACAGATTACCAATGGCATCCGATTGTTGACGAAACGCTAAGACAAGATATTGATTCGTTTACATCGATGGCAGGGGCATCATTTGAAGAGGCACGGAAGACAGCCACGGACTATATCGCATCATCACCTAAAGGCTTGATGGTGGCAGACCTTAAAGATGGACACCAAGAACCCGAGACAGCGACAGGCTCAAATGTGCTTATCACAAATGAGGCTGTGCACATTAGAAATGGACAGAGTATCAACGCATCGTTTGGGAAGACGGTATCAATATACAGCGAGGAATCAGAACTCACACTTAATAAGTCGCTTGAGATTGGATATATCAACACCTCTGCAGAGGGAACGATTAGAGCCAGTCTGTCACCTAGAGGACTAGCAATGACTAGTGCAGTGGCTAAAATCAATCTAGGCCCATCTTTTGTGATAGGTTCAAACGATGCACTGGCATACGGGATGTATCGAGGAAATCGCTCATTAGTCTTTGAGAGAAATGATACTATAATATCATCGGACCCAATCATGACCCCCGAGCTAAGAATCAGAGATGCAAGCCTAAAATCTAACGGAACCCAGCTATACACTGAGGGCGACTTCAAGGCGAAGAGTGTAGTAGGGTCGTTTATTCAAGCAAATTCGACGCAGAATGTTGTAGCCTCCCGAAATGGAACAATAACAAAGCTCCCACTCAACAACAGACTATTTTCAAATGGTGATGTATTTTCGCTGATGAACGGATGTGTAAAGGTAAGAGAGGCTGGTATGTACGAGATTAGTGCATCGATGTACTTTGGTGGTGGAGACAGTCACGCGTATCCAGACACGGGTGTATATATCCGAGTAGGAAACAAAGAAATTGCATCCACACTGATAGCGACAAAGACGACTGCTGGAATAGGACTTCCCTCAAAGGTCGTCTCACTGAATGCTGGAGACGAGGTGTCTATTAACGGAAGGCATGTAGGCAACAATGACCTTACAATCTATGGCAACAATCCAGCAACCTATTTCTATATCAAATATTTAGGCAAGGAGAATGTATAAAGAAAGGGGGAGCGTATGGACGATTTTGTAACAAAAGCACATTGTTTGCAGACAAGAGAAAGAGATATCTTGCAATTACGAGAGAACACACAAAGGCTTGATGATTTAACAAGGCGAGTGGGTGAAACCGAAAAAACGCATAAAGTAATTCAAGAGATGGGAAGAAATATCGCAACAATGGTTGTTCATCTTGATAATTTCCAAAAGGAATTAAAACATCAAGGCGAGCGACTAAGTTCTCTTGAGCAAGTACCAAAGATGAGATGGAACGCAGTCATACAAGCGATTATATCCGTTGTCATCGGCTCAGTTCTCACACTTGGCATACAAAACATTTTAGTTAAGTAAAGGTGGAAATAACTCCACCTTTTTATTTTTCATTCAAGGAGGTACATCATGAATCTTGAATTTTTAACAAATCTTTACATTCCACTAGTTATCGCAGTTTGCTTAGTAATTGGCTATCTGATGAAGAAATTCCTACCGACCGACAACAAGTACATACCACTCACAGTCACAGTGCTAGGAGCGATACTAGGCTGTATCAACGCTCAAGCGATAACACTAGTTGCAATCGCAAGCGGTATGATTAGTGGACTTGCGTCAACAGGCTTGCATCAGATTTTTAAGCAGATTTTAAAATTAGAAGACAATACCGAGAAGAAAGTCGAGGACTAGACTATGGCATATCAATTCATAGAGGACTTTGATAGTCCGAACTTTGGCAAATACTTTGTCGGAGAAACGAATCAGAATCATCCTGAAGAAATCTTGATACATTGGTGGGGACTGATGGGCCAAGCATTTATGACGCCAGTTAATTGGCTATGCAATCCTAAAAGTGGAGCGTCAGCTCATCTAGTAGCTGAGGCTGGCAGAGTGGCTTGTATCGTTAGTTATAATAATGTCGCTTGGCACTCAGGAGATATGGAAGAGAACTCAAGGTCTATCGGTATTGAGTGTCGCCCTGAGTGTCGCCCTGCAGACTTTGAGACAGTGGCAGAGCTTATCGCTGATATATGGCGATTCTACGGTCGCAAATTGCCACTTAGAGGGCACAAAGACATCAAGCCTACAGCTTGCCCTGGAGTATGGTATGACAGACTAGACGAACTATATCGCAGAGCAGAGTATTACTACAATGGTGGAAATGCTCTACCAGTTGTCAAAGCAAAGGCAATCCCACAGACTGTCACTATTACTAGATATGTTGGCGACGATAGATATAAGACAGCAGACATCATCGCTAGTGCTCATCTAAAGCCTAACAAGGTAGTAGTCAGTGGCAAAGGCTTTGCTGATGGACTATCAGCAAGTTATCTAGCATACACTAAAAATGCTAATCTAGTATATGATGAGTGCAAGGGTACTAATGGACTTGAGACAACAGTCGTTGGTGGCAATGTAAAAATCAACGGCACAGGCGTAAAGGTGCTCAGTGGTGCGAATCGCTATGACACAAACCTAGAGGTGCTCAAAGAGTGTATAAAGGGTGCTAAAAAGCTAATCATCACAAGTGGTAAGGATTGGGCAGATGGTGTGTCTGTTTCGACAGTGCGTTATCCGGTTATGATGGTGGGAGACTATCTCACAATCAAGCAAGGGTCATTTTTAGACAAGCAGTCTGACCTTGAGTATGTCATACTAGGTGGCGACAGCGTAGTATCAAAGGATATTGAGCGACAGCTTGCAGATATAGGCAAGGTAACAAGGCTTGACGGATTAGATAGATACGAGACATCAACAAAGATTGCTGACCTATTCTACCCTCACGCAGATACTGTGATTTTAGTTAATGCGTGGGCTGATGGACTAGTGGCAAGCAATCTAGGTGACTATCCTGTACTACTAGTCAATAAGTACACCAACGAATCAGCAAAGGCATACATCAAAAAGCACGAAATCAAAAAGGCTTTTGTACTAGGCGATATATCCGACGATATATTAGCTGATATATTTAACTAACTAAGAGGGCATTTGCCCTCTTTTTTTTATTGCAAAAAAATAAAAAAGTTTATAAAAAAAGCTTGATTTACCATTCAATGAATGGTATAATATAATCAAGTTAAGAAGTTAAGCAAAGGAGTTCACCATGTATAAAGACTACAGATACATCAATGCTGGAGAGAATGAAATTCATCGCTATGGAAAGAAAGCACAGGCTAGAATAAAGGCATACCTAGAGCCTAATGAAAATGGGTTCTATTCAATTCCATGTGATGGTGGCAAGTATTGGACTATAGGAACTAGCACAGGAAAGTATGGTGAATTTGCGAGAGTCGGAGATGATTTCATTTCTGTAAATAGTGTCGGCTTTGCTTATGCTAAGGTTGGCAGCAAGAAAGAAGAAGTCTTCTTTAAGCTTGTAAATGCTTGCTTAGATTCAATGATAAAAGCAAACGAGGAAAGATGTAGACACCTTGAAGAGGAAGAGGAGGAGCAAGATGAATATTAAAGAAATCAGAAATCTAACAGATTTATCACAAGCAAAATTTGCGGAAATGTACAATATTCCCAAAATCACTATCGAGCAATGGGAAAGTGGTAAACGCAAACCACCTGTATATATGGTAGAATTGTTAGAGCATCGAGTTAGAGAGGATATAGACAAAGGAGTATTTGAAATGAAGCACAAGCAGTTTGAGGTTTGGGAACACAACATCAGAAGACACTCTAACGGCGAGTTCGATGTCATTCAATCATGGCTAATTGATGAAACTGACGATATTGAAGAGGCAAAGAAGATTGCAAGGGAACGCTACGAACCAAATACAGACTATAAAGTTGAAGTTTGGACTAATATTTCACCAAACTACGATGGCTATGATCTGATAGACTTCAAAGAGTACGACGATAGCATATTCAGTATTTACGATTTTGCTGACGCTGAATATAATGAAGATACAAATACTTGTGATTTAAAATTCTACAACAAAACATGGGGCATCACGGCATATATTCACAATGTACCGATTCCTGAATGGATGAAGACTGAAGAAGATGGCGAACTTATATACATCTTTGATGATGTGGATTGGCAAAGTGACAAGGCGATAGAGTACGCTCTTGAGACTGGCGAAAAAGAGTTTATAAAAGAGCTATAGTCACACCCTTAAGCACACTACATCAAACAAACATTGAAATTCAGTAGTTATAGGTCGGTTTCCTAAACCGTGCGTCGGGTGTTCGAATCGCCTCTGGGACACCAAATCATAAAAGCCTTGATTTAGCTCATTTTTAAAGCATTTCAAGGCTTTTTTATTTGCTTTTTTTAGCTATTTTAATACATTGCCATTGCCTTGTATTGACTTATATTGACCTATTCGTGGCAACACCCTAAGCCACACCCTAGTAAAAAGCTACCATAATTTTATGGTAGCATAGAATCGTTATTTGACGATGTGTTAGGATGTAGAATCTTTGCTACATCAAGCACATCATTATCATCAAGATTGGTATATATATTTGCTGTTAGGGTTATGTCAGAATGACCCATCAGCTTTTGAGCCATACGGATGTCAATTCCTTTTCGTGCTAGGTTTGTGCAATATGTGTGCCTTAAGCAATAAGGCACTAGATCGGGAGCGACTGGATAGGGCGGTAACAGCTCATTGCGATACATCTTGCATCCCATCGCAATATTTAACTGTCTTTTGAATGATTTCCATAATCTATTCCTATTCTCTAGTGTGATTTTTCCTTTGGAACCATAGCAAGCTACATACTCAAAGGGTGGTGTGTCTTTGATTAGATCGTATAGGCTCGGAGGAATCGGAACCATTCTATCGGCATTCTTTGACTTTGTCCCCCGGATATGTAGTAGTGGAATATTGTCTTTGAGCATGATGTCCATACCCTTTACCTCTGCAGACTCCGACGGACGACACCCACAGTCCAGCATAAGAAGAAAAAAGTAGTACCTTCTGTCCGTTTTGGCTATTTCCCTTATATATCTATCCTCTTTTTCGGTAATCGCTCTACGATGCAATTTTGTGCCTTGTGGCTTGACTATATACTTTGCTGGATTGTCGGCAATCAGATGATTTTCTACAGCCTTTGAAAAGATAAAGTTCAAGGCTTGATATACCTCATCTATTTGTCTCTTCGATTTTCCAATCTGCATATTCAACACATTTTGACAGTGAAGAGGCTTGACCGATTTTAACTGCATACTTCCTATGTGATCTAGCACACACGACTTGACTCTAGTTATATACTTCTGACGAGTCAAATCGCTCTGTCTTGTCTTATAAGTCTCGATTGCTTGCATTGTCCAAGCACTAACTAAAGTCGTGCCAGCGAGGGTGATTTTGCCCTCCTCGATGTCACGAACCTTATTGGCGTACTTTTGTATCAGCTGGAACTCTGTATCAGCTCTAACGACATAACGCACACCATCAATTCTAAAGTATTTTTCAAACTTATATTTTTTTGGCATACGCACCTCCTTGATTTTGGGTATAAAAATACCCCTCTATTTGACATTAAGGGGCTGTAATGCTACAATTTGAGTGCGAATCGGTTGTATATTACAGCCTATGCATTGCCCTCGGTTTCGACTGAGGGCTTTGTTATTTTACACTTTGAGCAAAATCTTACTTACAGATTTTTATAATTAACACTTTGAGTGAAAACTTAATTATGCGTTCGGTTCTTATATCCATATAGACACCTAAAACATTGAAATCGTTGAGTGAAACACACCAACACACTCGCCTATTACAGTCATCCCCTCGGCATCGGTTACAATCGGCTCATAGTCTGCATTGCATGGGTTGAGTATGATTGTATCGTCTTGCCAAAATACCTTTTTGAGCACTGCCTCGCAATCGGAGTTTATTCTTACGGCATAAATTTTGCCATTCGTATAGTCATAAGTCTTTTTTATAAAAGCTAGATCACCGTTAAATATTCCAGCATCAATCATGCTATCCCCTCTAACACGCACGCAAAAATCTGCTTTTACTGAGCTATCAATAAAGAAGTGTCCTTCGAAGTTCTCTTCGCACCAGGTACCTTCACCAGCACAAATATCGCCTAGAATCGGAATAGGGCGAGAAGCTGGCGTCAATAGGTTTGTTATACCTGTAACATCGGGTTCGCTTGAGTGGTCTTCGATTAAGTCGGATTTTTTAATATTAAAGTGGTCTGCTATCTTTTGGATGGCTCCCATTCTTGGCTCAGCAGTGCCGTTTTCCCATGTCCAGATTGCTTTATCTGATACACCTGCAATTTTACCTAATTCTGATTGAGTTAATCCGTGTGTTGCACGGAGTCTTTTTATATTATCTGGAATACCCATGTAGTTCACCTCCTATATTGCAAATTATATAGTTAAAATAGAATAAAATCAACATAAAGTCAAAGAAAATCTATTTTTTTTAGAAAAAAGGGTTGACGCTCTAATTTAAATAGAGTAATCTATAGTTAATCAAAAACTTTCAGGATAGGAGGAGAAAAGTGGAAAGAATAACTGTAAGAGCGGCAAGAATAAACGCAGGGTTAAGACAAGAAGATGTAGCAGAAGCATTGAATATACATCCACAAACGTATATGAAGTTTGAGCAACATCCTGAAAAAATGACAATAAAAATGGCAAATGACTTTGCGAAGATTGTTGACAGAAGTGTCGAGTCAATATATTTTTTGCCAAATGAATCTAATTAAATTAGATTAAAACAACCATCACACAGCGAGAAAGGAGGAAAGATGTGGAAAGCGGAATTTAAAAAAGGAACTCTCTACCTTAACGGAGAAAAAGTTCCGTGTGTCTCTGAAATCACTATAGAAAGAATTTCAAATCAATATGCGATTTTAAATCTTTCTATGACCGTTGAGACTAAAAATGAGATTGAATTGCAGCAAGAACAACATTGGAAGCTATCTGTACGAGCGTAGATTATACCAAATTAACAGATTAGAGCCAACCACGAGTAGAAAGGAGGAAAGTATGGCAACAATCCAAAAGAAAGCAGTAGCACATGTAGACACAAGTGCCCATAGGGAGCTAATCGAAACTATCAAGCAGAAGCTAGAAGAAGCCAGCTCATTGATGGATGAACTAGCTTCTACACCACTAGAAGTCAAAATCGAAATCGAGTGATACGAAAGGAGAACGCATGAAAGACTACACAAAAGCATTAGAAGGAATGACTTATCTTGAATGGCAAAAGTTAAAGCATGAGGTTGACCTACGCTTTGAAATAAAAAAGAGCCAGCTACTGAGCAAAGTTGAGCTGACTCTCGATTTTCCTAATCATAAACAATCTGAATATGAATAGGATTGATTCGAGGAGATTATACCACGAAAGGAGTCGCCTATGACCAAGACACAAATCAAACGAGACTTGCTACAAGGCAATGAGGGAGCAATCCTAATCAGCATTAGCAAAGTGGCAGAGCTCACAAAGATGGGTCGAGATAGGGCAAGAGATATGCTAAAAGACTTGCAATACGACCCACGAGGAAACGCAAAAATGTACTATGTGGACGAAGTCGCAGAAGTCTTCGCAGAAAGGAGGACACTATGAAACTCAAATCAATCATACCACCGACACTTTTTATAAGTACAGTAATCGCTCTGAACGGACTAGCAACGGCAATAGACACACCTGAGGTGTATCAGCAGACGGAATACAAAGTCGTAAGCAATATACAGATTGATGTTAGAGGCATTTCAAACGAAATGATTGACGATATAGCTATTAGAAGTGGCGTTGACCCTAACATCGTCAAGGCAATAATCATGGAGGAATCAGGAGGCAACCCTAACGCGGTAGGCGACGGTGGAGAATCAATCGGATTAATGCAGATACAACCTAGATGGCACCAGACGAAAATGGAAGAACTAGGAATCGTCAATCTGTACGACCCACAAGAGAACGTGATTCTAGGATGTGCCATCTTGTCAGATCTATACGACAAGTACGGAAACTACGAGGACGCACTGAGCGTCTATAACAGTGGGAATGTCAATGATGGGAAGCAGTATGCAGAAAGGATACTAAGGAAGTAATGGACAAAATGTATATCGAATATCTCAAAGAGAAAGACCGCAAGGCAAGGGAAAGGCTGGAGGGATATATCAACACTTTTATATCTCTTGATGAATCGAGAGAGGTTCTAAGAGTGAAATACGAAGAAATCGGTGACCGAGCTATCCTTGTGATCTATGACAGGAATAACCAAGTTTTAGACAAAATCAATGTAACAGGAAATAGCATACACGCAACTATGACAGAGTTTTATCGCTACATGGCAAAGGGTGAGCAGTGCTTTGGACTTTGCAAAAGACAAAGGAGCAAGACATGTTAGACACAAAAAAAGACACTCCGAGGAGTGCCACAAACCATAAACATCATATCATAGAAAATCGCTTGTTGTCAATTCTAACCGATAAGCCAGCCTCTAAAAATTACTTAATTAGTATGGTGGGCGAAAATGAGCGAACAATAAGAAAGTGTATCCACAATCTTCGCAAGCAAGGGCATCCGATATGCTCTTCGGCAAGTAGTCGAGGCTATTGGCTGGGAACAAAGGCAGATGTGATAGCAACAGCAAATGAAATGCGTTCGAGAGCCTACGAACTACTGAAGACTGCGAACACGCTGGACCGAATGGACCCTAACCAGATGCGAATCGAGGAGGTACAAAGTGAGTGCTAAGATGCTGACCTTTGACAGCCGAGAGGATTGGCTCAAGGGTCGAACGAGAATCGGAGGGTCCGACGCAGCTGCGATTCTAGGACTTAACCCATATACCGACAATCAAAAACTATGGGCGATTAAGACTGGCAAAGCAAAGGCTGAGGACATTTCAGACAAACCCTATGTCATGTACGGAACTAATGCAGAGGCACCACTAAGAGAGCTCTTCGCACTTGACTTCCCAGAGTTCCAAGTCGGATACAAAGAGAACAACCTCTTTGTGAACGACAAACACCCATACGCACACGCAAGCCTTGACGGATGGCTAAAAGACCAAGACGGAAAAATGGGCGTGTTGGAAATCAAAACAACGGAGATACTCAAGTCGATGCAGAAAGAGAAGTGGAAGGACAAGGTCCCCGACAATTACTATATCCAGCTCATTCATAACATGATGGTCACAGAGTTCGACTTCGCAATCCTAAAGGCTCAGCTCAAATACAGTTACAACAATGATGTCTTTTTGCACACAAGACACTATCGAATAGATCGAGACGATGTGCTGGAAGACATAGAGCTACTCAGCTCAAAAGAATCGGAATTTTGGAAGTACATAAAGAGCGGCACAAGACCACCTCTAGTACTACCACAGATATAAGCCACAAACCAATTTATTCAATTAATCAAAAGGAGAACAAAACAATGGAATTAAGAATCAACACATGGAAATCACCAGAAGTCATCGACTTTAACTTCGAGGAGCTCAAAGAGGAAATCACAAACAAGTCAGCACTCTATAAGAACATGGTGTACACCGACGAAACAATCAAGGATGCAAAGTCTGACAGAGCACTGCTCAATAAGTTCAAGACAGCACTTGAGGACAAGCGAAAAGAGGTGAAAAAGCAGTGTCTTGAACCTTACAACCAGTTCGAGAAACAAATCAAGGAGCTTGTCGCAATCATCGACGAACCTGTCAAGCTAATTGGTGAGCAGATAACAGAATTTGAGGACAGAGAGAAAGCTGAAAAGCACGAGCAGATAACAGAGCTATTCAACAAAGCTGGTTTTCAGTCATTCGTAACACTTGAGCAGATATATGATCCTAAGTGGCTCAATAAGTCCGTTAGTCTCAAGTCAATCGAGGAGGAGCTGACAAACACTGTATATCGCATCGGACACGATGTGACAACAATCAACTCACTAAAAGAGTACAGCTTTGAGGCACTTGAGCACTACAAGAAGACACTTGACCTTGCTGGTGCAATCGCTGAGGGTCAGAGACTTGCAGACATTCAGAAACGCAAGCTAGAGCACGAGGCTGAGGTCAAGGCTAGAGAGGAGCTAGCTAAGAAACAAGCCGAGGAAAGAGCAAAGGCTGAGGCAAGGTTACCAGAAGAATCTGAAGAGGTAGCTCAAGAAGAACCACATCAAGCAGTCGAAATCAAAAGACAGTGGATCAAGTTTGTTGCTTTGCTATCCAAAGACGACGCACTAGCACTCAAGGAGTTTTGCGACAAACGAGGTATCGAGATCAAGTCAGTAAAGTAGGTGGCGAAATGATTGAATATAACCAAGTCAAAATCGGACAGAGAATCAAGCAATTGCGAAAGGCAATGAGAATGTCACAACAAGCTCTAGCAAGAGCTTGCCGCATATCACAGACAACTGTGTGCAACATAGAAAACGGGAACACATTCCCAAACATCACAACACTACTAGAGCTATCGAACTTCTTCAATCGCAAAGTATCTTACTTGCTTTGTGAAGATGATAGCGAAACAGTTACACCAAAATCAATAAGTTTATAAAAACAAAGGAGAACGAAACAATGGCAGTACAGAACAGTTTATCAAAACAGAATAGCAGACTAGGAATCGGAGCTTATCTATCACAGGACGCAGTAAGGAAGAAGATTAATGAGGTGATCGGTGGCGAAAATGGACAGCGACTAATCACTGCGATCGTATCGGCAACCACTCAGAATAAAGACCTACAGGCTTGCACAAATCAGTCAATCCTAAGTGCTGCACTTGTCGGAGAGAGCCTAAAGCTATCACCATCACCACAGCTAGGACAGTATTACCTTGTACCTTTTAAGAATAACAAGACACGCACTACAGAGGCACAGTTCCAGCTAGGATACAAGGGATATATCCAGCTAGCTCTTCGCAGTGGCTACTATAAGAAACTCAATGTCATGGCAATCAAAGAGGGCGAGCTTGTTAGCTTTAACCCACTTGAAGAGGACATCGAAGTCAACCTCATTCAGGACGAAAGACAGAGGGAAGAGGCAAGAACGACAGGCTACTATGCAATGTTTGAGTACCTCAACGGCTTTAGAAAGGCTATGTATTGGAGCCGTGAGAAGATGGAGTCACACGCACTTAAGTATTCAAGAGGCTATCAGGCAAAGAAAGGCTTTACATTCTGGGAAAAGGACTTTGACGGAATGGCATATAAAACCATGCTCAGACAGTTAATCAGCAAATGGGGAATCATGAGTATCGAAATGCAGACAGCTTTTGACAACGACATGGCAGTTATCCACGAGGATGGCACAAAGAACTATGTTGAAAGTGATGACAGCTACTTCAATAACCAAGCTGAAGTCGTAGAGGTAGAGGCTGAGGAAGTACTTGAAGAAGTTCCAGCAACCGAACCAATCGAAGTACCAACAGAGATACCAACAGAAGACAGCGACATTGCTGACACCCTCTTCAACTAGTAAAGAAAGCGAGGAAATACGATGAATAATGTGATACTAATCGGCAGACTCACAAGAGACCCCGAGCTAAGATATACCACATCACAGATGGCAGTCGCAACATTTACACTTGCAATAGACAGACCGACAAAGGCTGACAGAGAAAAAGAAACCGACTTCCCGAGGATAAAAGCCTTTGGGAAGACGGCAGAAAACTGCGAGAAGTACCTTGCTAAAGGAAGAATGGTAGCAGTTCAAGGTAGTTTGCAGACTGGTAGCTATGAGGACAAAGACGGAAAGCGAGTGTATACCACTGATGTGATGGCTAATCGTGTTGAGTTCCTGGAATGGGGAGATAGACCACAGAGCAACGCACCAGCAAGCAATGGAGCAAACTCACAGCAACAGGGCTTTAATGCTGATGATATTCCAGACAACTTCCAAGCACTAGACGAGGATGTGCCATTCTAGGCATTTCGTGAGGACGCAATATGATAGTTTTCGAAATGTGGGGAAAACCACAAGGCAAAGCTAGAGCGAGAACGTTCTACAACCATCGTCTAGGGCGTTCTCAAAGCGTCACACCGACAAACACAGTGCTTTATGAGAATTACATCAAAGAGTGCTACAAGGCGACTGAAAGTAGCGAATTTTGGTTCGACAAGGAGCCGTTAGCGATGAAAATCGTGGCACTCTTTGAGATTCCAAAGAGCTTTACTAAAAAGCAAAGGGCAGACATAGAAAACGGACTACTTTATCCGACGAAAAAGCCTGATGCTGACAACATCGCAAAAGTCGTGTGTGATGCACTAAATGACGTAGCTTACAAAGACGATACGCAAGTCATAGATTTGCACATACTGAAATTTTATACAACACAAAGACCAAGAGTGATAGTCGAGATTAAGAGATATGAGCAAGAGACTGAACGGATTTATCAAGATCCATAGAAAAATTCTAGACTGGGAATGGTACTCAAATGCAAGTGTAAAGATTGTATTCCTTCACTTGCTATTAACAGCAACCTACAAAGAGAGTAGCTACAAAGGAATAAAGCTGTTTCCAGGGCAAGTAATAGTGAGTACACGAACACTTGCACAAGCCACAGGACTAAGTAGGCAAAATGTGAGAACTGCATTATCAAATCTTGAATCGAGCAATGATATAAAAATCGTGTCAAATGGTGGTTTTTCAACGGTTACAATCAATAATTGGGAGCTTTATCAAGTGACCGAACAACTAACCCACAAATTAACCCACCAATCAACCCACAAGCTAACCCACAAGCTAACCCACAATGCAATCTCTGAAAATGTTGGAAATAGTGAGGTACAGACGATGGACAGCGAACAGCTAACCCACGAACTAACCCACGACTTAACCCATAAACTAACCCACGAACTAACCACATCTAAAGAATATAAAGAATATAAAGAATATCAAGAAAGTAAAGAAGATATATCTAATAAGTGTGTGTATATGAATAACTCTATTAAGGGAGAGGGACAGCGAGAAAACACACACCCATTTGGGGAATTTTCTAACGTATTTCTGACAGAGGATGAATATGCGAAGCTGACATCAAAGTACATGCGTGTGGATCAATTAATCGACAAGGTGAGCATATGGCTGACGGAACACACACGAAAGAATCACTACGCAGCTTGTTTGACCTTTGCTAGGAATGATAGCTGGGAGAAACGAAAGGCTGAGCCTAAAAGGGGGAAGTCTGAGGCCAAAGAAAAGCCACTGACTGAAGAGGAAAAAAAACGACATCACGAAATGGCAAAAGAGATTCTAAAGAATCTCAAAAGCATATAGCAATCAAACATAGGTTATACGATATCGCTTTGAGCAAGGTTTTAGTCGCTCAGAGCGAGGATAACCTATCAAGCGATAGAATTATCGTTTAAAAATAAAAATCGCTTAAAACGAAAAATAGAGCCTTACAGAAAGGAGAATAGACATGGCACTAAAAATAACAATAGTGATTTGTGCAACATTGGTTATGCTGGCACTGATAGATAAGAGAGGTGGCAGAAGATGAAATACAACAAAGTCGAAATTGGCAAGCGAATAAAAGCAAGACGAAAAGCACGTAAAATAAGTCAAGAAAGGCTATCTAAGATGGTGGGTATTTCTAGATCAACCCTTATACACATCGAAAAAGGAGACACACTTCCAGAGCTCACGCCACTAACAAAGATTTGCGAGGTTCTAGGGTGCAGAGTGTCATACATTCTAGGCGAAGATGAAGAAACTAGGCAGATAAAAAGCGAAATTGGAGCATTAAGGATGGCACTAGCACTTCAAAGCGAAGTCCTAAAGGATGAGTCAGAAAAACTTCACCAAATACGAAAAAGAATCAAAGACCTTGTCAATATGTCACACAAGGCTTTGAAGATGTGTGATGAAGCAAGTGATAGGTTGTAGAGGTGTAGCAATGAAATGCGAACTATGTGGAAAACGAATCAACGAGTACGGAAAGTACAGTGCAGTTATAGCAGGCGAAGAACATTATCTATGCGTTTGGTGCTACAAGAAAACACAGAGAAATAACGAGATTTTGAAAGGATGTAACGATGATACCAAAATTTAGAGTATGGGATAAAGATTGTGAAATGTTAAAACCGGCATCTTATTTAGCCCTGGAAAAACGAGCAGTAGTATATTGCATGGACGGTTTTGCGATAGCTACAAAACCTATAAAAGAAATCATCTTGATGCAATCAACAGGACTAAAGGACAAGAACGGAGTAGAGATATACGAGGGGGACATAGTTAAAGCTGTTGCATTTTTAAAATGGATTGGCATTGTTAAGTACGACACTGAAAAGGCAGCATTTATGTTAGATGGGCTTAATGACACACATACACGAGATAACTATGTATACATGAGCCAGTTTGACGACGATTTTGAGATTTTAGGAAACATATACGAGAATCCTGAGTTAATGGAGGTATAACGATGATACCACAATACAGGCTAATAAATTACGCAAGCAATTTTCTTGAATCGGAAATTGAGAACATCGAGAAACTGTTAAAGGATGAAGCAGTCAATGATGTAGGCAAGGAGCTATTGAGCAAGCTTTTGAAAGAATACAAGCACGATTTAGAAGAGGCTGAAAGGGAGTTAGATGACATTAGGAGGGAATGGATGTAATGAGACTAAAAATAGAGTTAAAACTAGAGGGTACAACAGTTTCAGGAAGAGTACTAGAGCAAGATGAGGAGCTGAGGAGTAAGGAAACCTCTATTCCCTTGATTGTACATAACGCATTCGAGATCATTTCAGCAGATTATCCAAGATTAGAGAATTATGTATTATATGTGCGAGGAGCACGCTCGAAATTTGATAACGAACCTTTTATCAGAACATTTATCGAATACGAGAGAGCCGAGGAAGCTTATAAAGCCATCATCGAACTTGTAAATCAGTTAAACGGTGCATTGGGTGGAGTGGTAGACGAGCGAGGAAACGTATTATTTACTAAAGGTGACACAATAGGAATAATACATAATCAAGGAGATTGGGAGTCACTAAAAACAGGAGTTGATAAAGACCAATCAGCAAAGGCAGATAAGGGGAAACTAGAGCTATCCCTTGTCAATCCTGAACTTGTCAAGGCAGTAGCCGAGGTTAGGATGTACGGTACAGAGAAGTACGGAGATAGCGAGAATTGGCGAAAGGTAGAACCGAAAAGGTATGTAGACGCACTCTACAGACACTTGCTTGCGTACATCGAGGGCAACGAGGTAGATGAGGAGAGCGGACTATCCCACCTTGCACACATGGCTTGCAATCTTAGTTTTCTGCTAGACAAGGAATACCTAAAGGAGCATGAATCGGAGGTATAGCGAATGTTAAACCCAGCAATAAGTAACTTAATCAAAGAGATGAAGAAACCTTGTCCATTTTGTGGAGGCTCAGCTCATCTATGGAGATGGGGGAGAAAGTTTGACAAGAGATCACGCCAGTACGCAGTAAAGTGCTACAGATGTATGACCCACTCTGAGCCATCAGAAGACCCAAAGCAAGCTGTCATCAATTGGTACAACGAGAAATTTAGTGAGTTTCAAAGAAACGCAAATAGAAGACTGAAAAAGGACGAGGCTCACGAGGACGGAGCATTAACACTCATTTACCGCATATTAGAGTCGGCATCAGGGGAGTTTAGATCCAAGTACATAAGATATCTCACAACAGACAAATGCGATATGAAATATGAGAGGTTTAAGCAAGACATGGAGAGCTGTGAGAGGAGTTTGATAAGCACGATTGAATTTTGGCAACCAGCAGTAGACGGAAAATCGGCAGTCGAGAAAGTAAAGGCAGATATAAGAGCGGAGCGAGGTGTATAGCCATGATAGACTACGAATCAGTAAGACAGCTGAAGACACTACGCAGAGCTGCAGAGGGATTAAGATATTCTATAACCCACCCACCCTATACGATAGTCACAGACTACTACAAAGATTATCGTACGGGAAAAGGAATACCTAAAGCACTAATTGGAGTCGAGATTGACGAAAAGGTGGTTAGGAAAAGAGAGAGGGAGCTGGAGAACAAACTAGGAGAAATTGAGCAAGCCATCAAGAGCATAGAGAGTGAAATTGACAAAGTAAAAGACATAGAGCTTAGAGAGATGCTAAGGCTATATTGTATCAACGAGGAGACTCACGAGAAGATAGGCGAGATAATGGGACTTGAACGCTCAACAATCTCAAAGCGACTCAGTAGCTTTTGGAAGAGGAGCAACATCTGAAAAGTTTCACAGCATTCACATTTTTAAGGTGCTATAGTGTAGTTAGTGAAAAGAGGTATTGGGCGAACTCCTTTTGTAAATATTTTATATAATCACTCCACAGAGGGCACTTCTAGTCATAGAGGTGTCCTTTGTGTTTGTCTTTAAATAAAAACATAAAATAGCTAGAAAGGTGGTGATGTGTTTTGAAGAAAAAAGACAAATTGACTTTAAAGCAAAAGAAATTTGCTGATGAATACATCATCAGTGGTAATGCGACACAGTCAGCAATAAAGGCAGGATACAGTAAAAAAACAGCTGGTGTGATAGCAGTTGAAAACCTAGAAAAACCTAACATCAAGGCTTATATAGACGAAAGGCTCAAGGAATTAGACGATAAAGCTATCGCAAAGCAAGAAGAAGTACTGCAGTATCTCACTGCTGTGATGAGAGGACAGTCAAAGAGTGCCGTTGTTGTCATCGAGGGATTAGGCGAGGGACTGTCTGAGGCAAGGCTGATAAATAAGACTCCAGACGAGAAGGACAGAATAAAGGCAGCGGAGCTACTAGGTAAGCGATATGGTGCATTTACCGAGAAGGTCGACATAAGCGGTGACATGAGTCTAAGCATTGAGGTGGACTATGGCACAGAAGATACAAATACAAAGCAATAAAGCCTTTAGTGAAGTACATCGTAGTAAAAAGCGATATATAGCACTTAAAGGCTCAGCTGGTAGTGGAAAGAGTGTAGACACAGCACAGCAGTATCTTATAAGGCTACTAAAGGACAAAGGGCGAAACCTTGTGTGTATTCGTAAGTCTGATGTGACCAATAGAGATAGTACATACGCAGAGCTTACTGGAGCGATATACCGACTAGGACTTGACAAGTATTTTGAGTGCAGATTGTCACCTCTGCAGATAAGATGTATCAATGGGAACATGATTATCTTTAGAGGAGTGAACGACGAGAAGCAACGAGAGAAACTCAAGTCAATCACATTCCAAAAGGGCAAGCTGACAGATGTATGGATAGAAGAGGCGACGGAATTAACACAATCCGACTTTGAAATCATAGACGATAGACTTCGAGGAAATCTTCCAAAGGGACAATTCTATCAAATCAAGATGACATTCAATCCAGTCAATAAAAATCACTGGATTAAAAAACAATTCTTCGACAGGCAAGACGAGAACACGCTCACTTGCCACAGCTCTTACCTTGACAATCGCTTTATCGACGATGCGTACAAGGCGAGAATGCAGAGGAGGAAGGAAGTAGATCCAGACGGCTATCGTATATACGGACTAGGCGATTGGGGAGAAATCGGAGGACTAATATTTCACAACTATGAAGTCAAGGAAATCTCCACAAACTTCGATGACTATGACGATGTAGCAATCGGTCAAGACTTTGGCTTTAATCACGCAAATGCGATATATCCTTACGGAATAAAGGACGGAAATATATATGTATTGCCTGGCCTTTATGGATATGAAAAAGACACCGCAGAATGGATACAAGAGGCAAACAAGCGACCGGAGCTAAAAACACGCACAATGTGGTGTGACTCGGCCGAGCCGGATAGAATCAAGATGTGGAAAAAAGCCGGCTATAAGGCTAGAGCTATCACAAAAGAAAAAAATTCTGTTAATGCTCAAATAGACTGGATAAAAGGGAACCCTAATGGAGCAGAATGTATAAAGAGAATGGTATACATTCATCCGTCAAATGTGTGGTTTCAAAAAGAAATAGAGCAATGGAAATGGAAGAGAGATGAGCGAACAGGTGATTACCTGGATGAGCCAGTTTCTTTTTTTGATGATGCGATGGCTTCAATGCGTTATGGAGTAGAGGGCTGGAGAAAGCCGTCAACAGCTAAACTAAAGACATTTAAGGAGGGAATCTAGTAGATATGAAATCGAAAAGACCATATGTGTTACCTTACGCACTTGTATGCAGTGAGCAAGAGATAAGCGAAGGTATCAAAGGCGACTTGATCCAAAAGCAAATCGCAAAGCACAATAACATGTTACAGAGATATACGTACCTCGAGAACATGTACAAAGGTTTTCACGACATATTCAAGGGTCCAGATAAAGAAAACTGGAAACCCGACAACAGACTAGCAGTGAACTTCCCTAGATACATAACGGATACTTTTACAGGATACGGATATGGAGTACCTATCAAGGTGACGCATCCAGATGAAAGGGTGAACGATGCTATACAGCTTTTCGGCAGACAGAACGAGATCACTGACCACGAGGCTGAAATGGTGAAGAAGTGTTGTATCTATGGACATGCGTTTGAGTTCATGTATCAGAACGAGCAACACGAGACAAAGGTATCGTCAATTTCACCTAAAGAGCTCTTTGTTGTGTATGACAATAAGCTCAGTCAAAGAGCTTTATTTGCTGTGAGGTATGGAGTACATCCACAATCTAGCGACAAGGCTGGCAAAACCTATGGCGAGGTATACACGAGGGACTTTATATATCGCTTTGAAGATAAGAAGGTCCAAGAGGCAGAGGAGAACCCTTACGGCTTTATCCCTTGTGTTGAGTGGAGACTGAACGACGAGAGAATGGGCCTATTTGAGCCTATCACTGGACTTGTTGAGACGTATAACGCAACACTAGGGGAAAAGGCTAACGATGTAGATGCGTTCGCTGAGGCATATCTTGCTATATTGGGAGCTGAGCTTGACGATGACGGAGTAGCTTGTGCATGCTACGCTTATTCAATCAAAGATGGAATAATCGATGATGAAATGCTGGAGAGAATCAGAGAAATCTGTGCACAGAGTCTATCATCAGGCGAGATGAGAGCAGACGGTTCATTCTGTAAACCGGACGAGTGGTGGGATTCACATCCAAAGCGTGCAATTAAAGCTGTAGAGTCAGGCAGTGCAGATAGCCTAAAGCAGCATTTAGCAGCAGAGCTATACCCATACGGAATAGTTCTGGATATTAGAAGTATCAAAGCAAAGCACGCAGGTGAACTGGCTTGCTCGGCAATCGCATGGGGCGTAAGCACATCATTCTTTAAGAAGGGCGCATATATGAGCACATTGATTCATAACGATTCTTTATAAGGTAATATGAGCAGCCTTAGGGCTGCTTTTTATATGCATTTTTACATAGTATTAGGTAATTTTGATCGATATTTAAAAGTTAGGATGATTAT